CGTGAACCGCTGCCGCCTGCAGCTCAACGGCCAGGACCGCTTCGATGAGCGCTACGGCGACTACTTCTGGAAGGTCCAGCCCTACCAGCACCACTCGGGTGGCGCCTTCGAGCAGCACGCCCTCACCCAGCAGCCGCTCCAGGGTGCGCAGCCGGGTGGTATGATCATGTCGTTTACATTGACAGGCAGCAGTGCTACACCTGTAACTGCCACGGCAAACGCGCAGGCGGGAACCCTGACACTCACCGGTGGTGCGACCTATGCCCAGTATGTTGCGGCGGGAAGTCCGCCGATGAACATTATCTCGGCAACCGACCTGACGACTGCGGGCGGCGGTGGTGCAGCGTCGGCACCGGGCGTTCTCGTGGGAACATACTTCATAACGCTTGTGCTTGATCCTACTACAGCCACTGCAAGTGCGTGCAAAATCACAACGAAGACTGGCGGTGCTGTCGTCGCGATCGGCGCGTCCAACGACACTCTCCAGATCACGGCCATTCTTGAGCCGAATCAGGCTGCAACCGATCCTCTCACGAGCACGAGCCCGCTGGCGGGCGCCGGATATGTGCCGAACCCCTCGTACGCTGGCTCGGGCGCGACCGCGTCGTATACCCCGGCGACCTTCAACTACGCCCAGGCCGGCTACCAGCAGACGAACTATGGCTACACGCAGTCGGTTAACCCGATCAACATGTACTCGTTCTCGCTTGCGCCCGAAGAGCACCAGCCGAGCGGGTCTTGTAATTTCTCGCGCATCGACACCACGACCCTGGTGTTCGACACGCTGACGGGCAACACGGCCGGCGCCCTGTCGGCTGGCCAGTTCCCCAGCAAGGCTTACCCCTACCTGTTCCGCCTGTACGCCGTGAACTACAACATCTTCCGCGTCATGAGCGGCATGGGCGGACTCGCGTACTCGAACTAAACACGCTCCCGCCGAGTATACGGAATCACCAAGAGAACCAGAAGCACGATCAAGACACTGATGTCAAAGGCTCCGACGATCTTCTTGTACTTGATCGGTAGCTCGTGAGTCCCCGGGGGCACACCGCCGTACGGTTTGGCCCATCCGATCAGCGCGCCAAACAGCGTCGGACCTAACTTGTCATTGCAGTCGTAGATATAATCGTACCACGCCATCAACACATAGGCTGTCATTGCGAGAACAAACGCAAGGACAATCTGATGTTCCCACGCCTTCGGGTGCGGCATGTAAAACACAAACAGCACAAAGGCCGCAAACACCAAACACTTTTCGTTCACATAGAGCGGTGTGCCAAAGAGTCCCAAGCCCATTTATACCATATACACAAGAATGCTCCACGTGTTTATGTCCGGTCCCATCCGTCCATCGTTGTCCGAGGTTTTAACGTGTTTGCGAACACTCAAGGCCGAGCTTCCGTCATGTAAGATATGGCTGTCAACGTGGGAAACGGGTGCGTCCTTGGACGAACTCAAGGCCGAGGTTGATGTGCTTATCGTGAACCCTGAACCCCAAAACGTAGAGTCGTTCTTTACGGCTAAAACACGCCAGATGCGCGACGTACCCGCCGAAACAAAAGGATGGAGCGCCAACGTCTTCAAGATGTTCGTAGGAGTTGAGAACATATTCAAGATCGCAAGCTGTGCCCGGGATGACATTGTGATTCGCATTCGTACGGACGTATTTTTCAAGACAGATCCCGAATACATGGCATCCCTTCTCGAGTTCGCCAAGACGGGCTACGTATCGCGCTCGGAGACATGCGATGATTGGTTTGGCATCGGAACCTATGCGGCGATAAAGAACATCTGGTGTTGGCGCGATCTCAATGAACTTGAGACAACCATGAATCGCAGCTGGAATGCTGAGAATATCATCTACAACAAGGCTCGCATGCACAACATCCCCGTTATCAAGATGGATCCATCAAAGATTGATATCTGTATTCTTCGTACAGGTGGGTTCAAACACTATTATCTTTAGACGTAATGCGCGTGTTTGCGACACACTCATCGAGACCCAGCGTCTGCTGCATCATAATCGGCGCAGGCTTACCGGGTCCTGGGCATTCGACGTGCTCGTGTCCCAGAATGTGTCCCATCTCATGCGATACCACGTACTGCCGGTAGCCTTCGATCGTCTGACCACTCTTCGCGGATCCGTTCACCCATCGCATCGCGTTGATGTACATGTGCTTACCGCCCAGCTCTGCACACGACAAGTTGTCCGGCAGCCCGCAGGTCTTGGTGATGGTCGCGGGCGAGGATAAGCGAATGATCACATCCGGCTTGATCTTCACGAGTTCAAAGTGATATCCATGTGCCTCCCATCCCTCGGGATCGGCCAAATAAATCTGAAGTAGCTCAGCAAAGTCCTCCTGTGGATACCGTACATCGGGATCGACACGAGCGACGTATCGGATGATCTTGGGCATGGCCTTGCTTCTAGGAAACGAAAAGTCTCGCGCGAAAGCAAGACCGATCAACATGGCGAACCCCACGTGTGATCACTGCAAAAAGCGTACGCACATCTCGTTCACGTGCAAGTGTCCCGGAACCTTCTGCACCAAGTGTCGCACGCCCGAGGTTCATGAGTGCAAAATGTATATTGTGCAGAAGGTTGAGCTAGTGAGGGTGGTTGCGGATAAGATGACTAGTCGTCTATGATCCGAAGAACCTCCGTGAATGTATTCATAATATCGACGACCTCGCGTGGAGTGTATCCAATCGTATTCAGAACAGCCAGCACGATGCCGCCATCGCGAATGATAACCTCGACGACGAGACACTCGCCATATTTACCCATGAAATCGACCAACCACAATGGCTCTTTCTCGGGCGTCGCGCCGAGCGAGTAGATAGAATCATGAATCAGTTCCGGCAGGAGATCCTGCGTGTTGTCCAGCGCGGCCTCAAGATTGAGAGTCGTGTTGTACATCATTTTGTCATTACTCTACGAATCGTTGGTTGCTCGGAATCCGTTTTCGAAAAACGGAAACCACCACTGCACGGATATGGGAAGCAATGTTATAATGGAGACCCTTCGCGATAAGAATCTTCCCTTCTGCGACGCCGTTGTCATGCTTCAATCGATCGTCCCGTACGACCTCTTCTCAGCCTATCACTATTCGCTATGCCACACCTTCCGCAATTCCCACGACGAAACCGTCGGTGTTGTCGACTTCCTCGTGTGGTTCGACAAGATGTCTCAGGGCGAGCGTCAACGCGACTCTATCTACGATCGCCTGGTCGGTCATCTCGCGGTCCGTAAGGTTGGCACATACGACGCTCTCTGGGTTCTCCTGCGCGCCTGAACACACACACAAACACAGAAAACGAAATTTTTACCCTCACAAGAACTCCGAGAGTACACAACAAACACACACCACACACCAACCAACGTTAACATGCCTCACATCTGCAACTTCATCAAGCAAACTGATCACCAACCTTGTACCTCGACGGTTCACGCCGAGGATCCTCACCGTCATTGCGCGACGCATGAGCGCGTCGCTGCCCGCTTGCCTCCCCGGGTTCCGGGGCAGTGTGAGCACATTGTCGGCGGCACTCATTGGTGCCGCTACGCCGCGTGGCAGAATGACCGGCTCTGCCCCGTTCACATTGCCCGCCGCACCCGCGAGATGGCCGGGGTCAATGAGGAGGAGCGGGAGCGCGAGCGTCAGCGGCTGGCGGCGATTCGCGCGGATCTCGCTCGGCGTCTCGATGCCGCTCGCATGAACGCCCTTGCCGCGCGCGCCGAGGCCTTTGCTGTCGCCGCGGGCTGGGCTGCCGATCCTCCCGAGCGCCCGCCCGTTCCGGTCTTGCAGCGACTGGCGCAAGACCGCCAGAACGTCCACACGGCTCCCATCGCACAGCAGACAAACGAGGGCGAGGCTATCCTCCTCAAGGTAGCTACCGACGGCCGGCCGGTGGGTCTCAGGATCCTGCGCGTCTTCTCGTGCCGTGCGGGTCGGCTCCAGGATGTCTTGCGCGTTATGGCCGATGTCGACCACTGGTCGCGCGCCCGCACGTGCCGTACCGAGAACGACAACCTCTACGCCCGCATTCTCCAGGGTCTCTGGGCCCTGATCGAGCGCCAGCCAATCGAGGATCGGAAGGAGCTTTACCAGCGACTGTGGGAGGAAATGAGCGAGTCGGTGGGGATGTGCTGCGAGGGGCACATCTCGCGTCTGGTCAACGTCATGGTCGGCTTCGACGACGCCTTCAAGCCCCCGATCTCCGTGAACGAGATGATTCAAAATAAGATGTCCGCCCTCTCGGCGAGTGGCGCGCCCGATGCGGTCCAGCAGGCGAAGGTCTTCATGGACGGGCTCGCGATTCCTCTCGAGCAGCAGGCGCCCTGGCTCGAGGCTCTCGGGTAGCACCCGGCAACAAGACAAACAACTCAAAAAACTTTTGCCTTTCAACCTGAAAACGGATTCGGGTGTAGCCCAACAACAACCGCTCATCAACTGACACAATGCCTCTTCTTACGGATTCCGACATCCACGATCTGACCCTTGCCTGGAACAACCGCCGCGATGCCGCTTTCTACCAGAAGGTCGAGGACGACTTCGTTGAGCATCTTCTGAGCAAGGTGCCGCTCGATCTGCGCGAGCGTATGCTCGAGGCGATCGCCAGCGCTAAGAGTCCCCGTGATCTCTATGTGAAGTTCGAGGGCGGGATGTCCTTCAAGGATCACCATATATTCACGGCCGAGGGATGGGGTGCGCGTAAGATGTCCCTCAAGCAGATCATCTATCGCACGAAGGCTCTGAAGCGTATCGCTGAGGCGATCGGCCCCAATATCGTTATCCGGCACGGTAAGGGCTTCGGATACACGTACTTCACGATCGACTTCATGATCCCTCGCATGGTGCCCAGTGCTGACATCTACTCTGACGATTACGCCTACATCTACCCGCCCAACCAGCCGCCTGAGGACGATGACTTCGCTGATCTTGACTGATTTCTGAAAACGAATTCAGAAATATCACAAAAGAGACATGAGCGTCCTAACAGCTACAACACTCTGATATAATTCAGAGTTCGAGTTGTTTGGGGACACTAGGCTTATTGTGAACTAGCCTCTCACAATCATGGCGCAGCTGCTTCAGGCCGCGAGCGTCATTCAGTCGTGGTGGATCAAGGAGATGGCCGTTCGGGAGTACAACCGCCGGCGCGCATGCCCCTGCCGGTGTCGCCCCGACCCGCGCTCCCCGGCCTGCAACGCGTGCACCAAGTCGATGGAGGCTCGCGCGAACTGCCCGTGCAACTACAATGGCAACTGCATCCGCTGCGACATCTTCACCTACGGTCCCGAGGACGAGCGCGAGGACGAGGACGAGCGCGAGCGCAGGGAAGTGTATGATGGAGGCACGTACACGTGCCGGATGTGCAGCGTCCGGTACAAGAACAAGTACCACCACACGCACGGCACGAACTACTGCCGGGATTGCGGGTGGAAGAAGTACCACGCCGAGCGCGCCGAGGACGCGCTACAGGCAGCTCACGATGAGTTCTACCGCGAGGACTACGCCCCCTCTGAATGACCCCCAACAACCCCCTCTTACGACTTACTTTTTACATGCCCGCATGAATCCATTTTTCTGAAAACGAATTGTTGGCAATCACGCCAGGTCGAGGAGTACC